CTCTTGCCCCGCGGCGCCGCGTGCTGCTTCTTCAGGATGTTGGTCATCGTTCCATAGACAGCGTGCTGGAGACGCTTCCCCTTCAGCCCCTTCTTCCGGTACTCACGCTCCAGCTTCTGTTCCAGTTCCTTCGGCACGGCTAGTACTTCTTTCCCTTCTTAGGCTTCCCCTTGGCGGTCTTGGCGGTGTACGGCTTTCCTCCCTTGGGCATGACGAATCCCCCTTCCGTGGACGCGCCCGCCCAATTTGGGGCGGGGCTTTGACATCTTGTAGTGCTTCCTGACCCGTTTCATCAGTTGATCTCTCGTCGATCGGGCAGCGGCACGATGCGCACCTCGGCATGCGCTTCAGACAACCCGATCATTACCGAGTCGGTTTCCGGATCCCACTGAGCGAAGACAACCTGGGTGAACTTCTCCGGCAGGGTGTCGCTGAGCGCGGCCAGGACCGCTTCCCGTGGCACCGAGAGAACGAAGATCTGGCTCACTTGATCCCCCTTGGGCGCGGCGGGTTCGGGTCGAAGGTCCGGTCGCCAGGCGCGAGTGGCTTGGCACCCATAGGCACGTTCGACGTCGGCTTGCCGTTCGGGCGTCTCGGCCCAGGCGGCGGCAGCGGCGTCGGCTTGCTCAGCTGCTTCTTGATATTCCCCACGTTCTCCCCCTAGTAGCCGGTGATCGGGTCGCGAAGACTCAGCCGGTCATGTTCTCGTTCAGCCCGCTCATCGGCCTCCTCAGTCGTTTCTCCCCGTCTCCAGAGTAGCGCGGAATAGGCGAAAGCGTCAAGAATGTCGACCGTCTTTCCGATCGGGAACTGGATGTACTCCTCGAGGAAGTCGGTCTGGATGGACTGAATGTACACCCGGCCCTCGGCGAAGGCAGCCCCAACCAGCGTCCGGATCCGCGCCTCCTTGTCCTTCCCACGGAGCGGCTTCACCCCGCGGAACAGGCTCTGGCTGAAGCCGAAGCGGGGCGCCCGGCGCTTGATGACATCGATCAGGACCTTCTGGAAAAGGACGTCTTCGATGGCGAACCCGAGGTCTGGCTGCCACTTCCTAGCGAGCCGCAGCACGTCGTCGATCATCTCCAGCGGTTCGCGCCGGCGGGCATATACCTCTAGGAGGAACACCCGGTCCTTGTGATCGACCCCGACCACGGTGACGGCGGAGCGGCAGGCGCTGGACTTGGCCTCAAGAGCCGGATCCCAGGCCCCGCACACCGAGAGCGAGGACCGCGGGACGATCTCCATATCGACACCCCGCCGCGGCAGAATCCTCAGATCCCCGTTCTCCTTGATCTCGAAGTACTTGAGGTATTCCTCCTTGAAGTCGACCACATCCGGGTCGTGCGGGTCGTTCAGGTACTGCGCGGAGAAGATTCTCGGCCCCATGTCCTGGAGCAGCTGGGCCAGGCTCACCTTGTCGAACCGCTCTGGCCAGATCGCGGTCCCGGGGTCATGCTGCTCGAGCAGCCTCAGCACCGCCGGCGCCAGATTCCTCGACCTCTGCGGGTTCCACCCCCACACCGACCGGCTGAGCACCGAAGTCGCCCGCTCCTTGTCGATGATGTGCCGGTTCAGGTCATAGCTCGTCCAGCTGTTCTCGGTGACATGGTGCAAATCCCGCGGCGACTCAAGCAGATTCTTGTTCAGCTTGTGGCTCTCGATCGACTTCTCGATCGCCCCCGGGGAGTCGTAGTTCTCCTCGTTGATCAAGTCATCCTCGAGGATGATGTCGTAGTGGCGGCTCGTCGCCTTGCCACCGGTCCCAAGCGTGTCGATGCTCGGATCCGGTGTCGTCGCCTTCCTCGGCAGAATGATCTCCTCACTATTCCACACATCATCATTCCCGAACTGCGGGATCAGCTCCGGGAAGAAGCTCTGGAAAATGTTGTTCGACTCCACCACTGACTTCGACCCGCGCAACAGCCTCTGCGCGTTCGTCTTCGTCGAGCTCACGATCGCGATCCGGTCCTTGGGATCCTGGCCCTTCACGACCCGGCGTGCGAAGATCCACAGTGGAAACGCGATCGTCGAGATGGAGGACTTGAGATGTCTACGAGGATCTTCGTAAAGCTTGGCGGGTCGAGCAAAGTCCTGCAGAAACAGACACGCTGCCATGTGGCAGGTGGGCGTCAGGTCAATGTGCCCAACGATGGCTTTCGAGAAGAAGTACAGGCTCCGAGCAGCCCGAAGGCGAACAAGTTCAAACAGTTCCTTCGAGCTGTCCTTCAGTACTTCCTGAGGCGTCATCTCCAAAGTCATCCTCGTCATCGCCCGACTGGCCGCTCTCTAGGAGGGCCAGCCGCAGGAGTCCCATCGTCATCGGATCGAACTCAATCCTCTGGCGAATGGCCCGCTTCTGGATGGGACCGCAACCTGCCCGGTCGAGGATCGCGGTAGCGACCTGGCGCCGGTCCGGCGGCAGGCCGACATCAAGGAGCGAGATCAGGGTCGCGGCCGCATCGGGAGCCGCATCCTCGAGCATCACGCTCGCCTTCCGATCAGCGATCTTCTTGTCCACCTCGCCGTAGATGATCCCGGTGATCCGCGCCTGAACCTGTTTGTAGTCCCGGTGTGCTACGAGGCGCGAGACAGCATCCGGCGACATGTTCATCATCTGCGCGATCTTGTCGATCGGCTGGTGGAGGGCTTGCCACCGAGCAATCTCCTCCATCTTGAAGAACGTCGCTGAACGCAGATCCCGCGCCTTGTCAGACATTACACAACCGGCTTGGCCCTGAACGCGGCCATTGCGTCCACGGTCCCCTGGACACCGATATACCCGAGGATCATGGTCAGGATCCAGTCGATGGTCTCCGGCGAGGCGCCCTTGGCCTGTAGAAACGGCACGACAATCGCCCCGACGATCATCGCGATAAACTTACGACTCAGGAAGTTCTTCATAGCTCTTTCCCTCCGCGGGCCAGAAGGCCACGCACAACGAGAGTATCAGGACCGTCAGCCCGAAGCCAGGCTCCTCAAGCAACGCCCGGAGCGCCCCGGCGGACACGAGGAAGATCCCCGCCCGCTTCAACCGTGGCCTTGAGCTTTCTCTCAGTTTCCCCCAGACGCTCATTTCCCACCTCCGTCATCTCGTCCTTGGTCATCACCACCCGGACCTCGCGCACGACACTCGCTGGATATGCGTCCCAGCCGGTCCCAGTTTTCCACTCCGGGGCAATATTCGCGTTCGGCGTGACCACCAGGGTCTTGATCCCCTTGGTCATCCGGTGGCCGACGTAGAACCCAGGCGTCGCGCACAGGGTCACGGTCGCCGCCTCGGTCGCTCCCGTCGGGTCAGTGGTGATGTCCAGCCAGATCACCAGCACCAGGTCCCCGGCCTTCGGCTTTTTCATCTGGCCTCCAGGCGCTTCCCGTAAACCCACGCGACGCCTTCGAAGACATCGATCACCTCGACATGGAACTGGCCATCACTCTCGACATGCACGATCGCGAACGCATGACTCCACGCCGTCGGCCGGCCCCTCAGGAACTGCTTCACCAGCTTGCACAGGCAGCCGATCGACCAGGCCCCATAAGCCCCGCCAAGATGCATCACATGCGCGCTCTCGACATTGTGAAAGTGCCCGTAGATGCAGTTCGCGCTCAGCCCCAGGACCGTCTTGTAGGCGTGGTGCAACCCGGTGAAGTGTCCCCCGTGCGTGGCATATAGCTTCCCGAACTGCGCAAACTCCCCATACGGGCTCCACTCCCAGCCGCGCTTCTCGATCTTCATCAGCGCCTTGGCCTCGAACTCTGGCCGGGTCTCGGCGAGCGCGAAGTTGTTGCACCACACCTCGTGATTCCCCTCGATGATCGTGACCTTCCCGCACCCCGCCTTGTCCAGCTTCTTCTCGAGCCGATCGAGAAACCCGTTGACCGACTTCACATCTTTCTGGATCATCGGGACCATGAACTCGAACGGCGGGCGCCGGCGCCTCTCCCACCGATACTCGCACACACTCTCCCACTCCCCGACGTCCCCGATGTGCACGAATCGATCCGGCTTCACCAGGGCGATCGCCTGCATCAACACGCTCTCAGCCCTCGGATCGATCCCGCCCTCCACGCTGCCCTCAGGCGCGACATGCGTGTCCGGGCAGAAGATGATCGTCTCGGGCTTCACCGCCACTCCTGCTTCGGCGGGACGGCGAAGGTAACGCCGGCGTCGTTCGCCTTGAGAATCTCCTCCACTGACTTGGAGTAGAACACCTCCGACGGCGGCTCCGGCCCCTCCGCCTGCGCACACATCCCCGCGATCTCCGCATACCCGACCATGTCCACTAGATTATCCCACGTGTGCCTATGGCTCTCCCGCATCACCTTCAGCAGCACCATCATCACCGCGGTCTGCCGGGCCGACACCTGGATCCCCAAGAACGCCGACCACATCTTGGCCAGCTTCTCGAACCCATCAACCGGGCTCCCATAGCTCTTCTGCCTCGGTCCGTTCACCGCCT